AACACCATAAGGAGATAACCAATGAGCAAACTAGATAAATTATTAGATAGAGTAAGTAAAAAAGTAGATCAAGTAGAAAAATTACAAGATAAAGAATCTTTACTTTGTGAAGAAGTAAAAGACTTAATTGAAGAAATTAGAGAAAATTATGTAGAAGAAGATCATACTTGGGAAGAAGCAGATAATGATGATTTAGATGAAGATTTAGATGACGAAGAAGATCAAGAAGATATTGACGAAGAAGATGAAAAGTAATAAAAGGACTTATGGCTAAAGACATTAAATTATATAAAGATAATTCAGAGATAACTATTAATGAATCTAATCTTGAACATTTTTTAAGTTTAGGTTATAAGGAAGAACAAACGAAAACAACAAAAATTAAAGAGGATAAAAAATGGCAACACATCACGGAAAAGAAGGACAAGTAAAAGTCGCTGGCACAGCTTGTGGCGAACTAACTGGTTTCACAATAGAAACTACAGGAGATGTAGTTGAGGACACAGCTTTATCAGACGCAACTAAATCATTTGTAACTGGACGTACTTCATTTTCAGGTACTTTAGAAATGCACTTTGATGAAGGTTCTGCTCAACAAGAAGCATTACTTGCTGGTGCATCTATTGCTTTTATTTTATTACCAGAAGGTGCTGCTTCAGGAGATGCTAGTTATACTGGAACAGGAATTATTACTGGTATGAGTATCAATAGTTCAATGGACGCAATTATTTCAAGAACAGTTACTTTTCAAGGAACTGGTGCTTTAACTGTAGGAACAGTTTAATCTAATTTATGTCAATTATAGACAGGGTTAAATCCCATTTTGAAACTCTTAAAACTATTACAATCGAAGTAGAGCAATGGAAAGACGAGCATGGAAATGCTAGTATATTCTATTCAGAACCATTAACTCTTGAAGAAAAAAACATTATCTTTAAAAAGTCTAATAACTTTCAAGACTTAACTATTCTAGTTGATTTGCTTATAATGAAACTCCAAGTCAAAAATGACAAAGGAGAAATGATTAAAGCCTTTGATGTTAATGATAAATTTGCTTTAAGAAAAAAAGCAGACTCTAATGTTATATCTAATATTGCCAATCAAATACTTTTAGATACTAATTACGAGGAAGCCGAAAAAAAGTAGATAGCGACCCTGAAATAAGGTCGCTTTTAGTAGTAGCAGACAGACTCCACATTCCAATTCAACAAGTTCTTGATATGCCAGTTAGTCATTATAATCTTTGGTTAGCTTACTTGAAAAAAGAACAAGAACAGTATAAAACAAATCAATCATTAGCAGAAGCAAGGAATTTTAAATAATGGCAAATCAAAGACTCAATATAGATATAGTAGCAAAAGATAAGTCGAAACAGGCTTTAAATGGTGTTCAAAAGTCTTTAGGTAGATTAAAAAATTCTGTATTTAATTTAAGAAATGCCTTTTTAGGTTTGGGTGCTGGTTTAGTTGTTAGAAATTTAGTTAATACAGGAAAACAATTAGAGAATTTAAGAGTCAGATTAAAGTTCTTATTAAAAGATACTAATGAGGGTGCAAAGGCATTTGATAATATGACTAAGTTTGCATCTAAAGTTCCTTTTTCATTGGAACAAATCCAATCAGGTGCTGGTATTCTTGCAACAGTAACAGATAATGCTGAGGACTTACAAGAAATGTTAGAGATAACTGGTAATGTTGCAGCAGTTACAGGATTAGATTTTAGAACAGCTTCAGAACAAATACAAAGATCATTTAGTGCTGGTATAGGTGCAGCAGATTTATTTAGAGAAAAAGGTGTTAGAAATATGCTTGGCTTTAAAGCTGGTGCAACAGTTTCTATTGAAGAAACAGTAGTAGCATTTGAAAAAGTATTTGGTAAAGGTGGAAGATTTGGAAGTGCAACTAATGAATTAGCAAATACATTTGAGGGAACTTTATCAATGATTGGAGATAAAGTATTTAACTTTAAAAAAGTATTATTAGAAGCTGGATTCTTTGAAGAACTAAAAAATCAATTTGGAGATTTAGATAAATTCTTGGAAAATAATTCTCAAAAAATAGATGAGATAGCAACAGCAATAGGAAAAAATTTAGCAGAAGCAATTATTGGTGCAGTACAAATAGGAAAAGATTTAATTCCATTTTTATCTAAAGTTAAAGATCAGTTAATAGGACTTAAAGAAACATTTGATTCTTTACCAGCAGTAATGAAACAAGCTGGTATTATAGGTGCTTTGTTGCTTGGTAAAAAAGGAATATTAGGTTTAGGTTTAATATTAAAAGCAATAGAAAAAGCAGATGAATTTGGAGAAAAATTTGGAAATAAACCTTTAGTACTTCCTGAAATAAAACCATTTGAAAGTGAATTATCAATACCAATAGAAGAAAAAACAATTAAGAAAGTAAATGAACAATTAGAATCTTCATTACAAATAATAAATGAATTTGAAAATGAATTATCTATTGCCATTCCAAGTGCTACTCAAAAAGCAATCTCTAAATTTAGAGAAATGAATGATGGTGCAATACAAGATTTTGAAAAAAAAATGAGTAATATTAAAATGACTATTGCAGAAGGTATTAATAATGGAATTACTACAATGTCGCAAGGTATTGCAAGAGCAGTTGTATTTGGAGAAAAATTATCTGATACATTAAAAAATATGGCACAACAGTTCTTATCAAAAATTATAAGTCAATTAATAGAAGTTGTTGCAAGAAAAGGTGTTGAACTTGCAATAGAAAAATTAATTACAAGAGAAAAACAAAAACAAGCAGCTTTAAGTGGTGCTAGTGCTGGAAGTAGTTTCATAAGTTTTGCTACTAGCTTTTTACCAAAATTTGCTAGTGGTGGTGCAGTATCAAAAGGAAAACCAATAATGGTTGGAGAAAATGGTGCTGAAATGTTTGTACCAAATCAATCAGGACAAATTACTCAATCAGCTAGAGGAACTGGTGGTGGAAGTACAACAGTTAATTTTAATATAAACACAGTAGATGCTAGAGGATTTGATGAACTACTAACTCAAAGCAGAGGAACTATAACTCAATTAATTAATCAAGCTGTTAATGAGAGAGGGGCTAAAGCTATTATATAATGTCAGGTGCTTTCCCTATATCAACTGCTAAATTTGGAACTTTAGGAATAAAGTCAATTCAAAATACTCTTATATCTAAATCAGTATCAGGTAAAAGATTAGTAAGACAAATAGATAATCAAAGATTTGCTTTTACAGTTCAAATTATTACAGGAACAAGATCAAGCACTTATGGAGAGTTGATGGCTTTTATAATGAAACAAAGAGGTCAAAAAGAAACCTTTACAATTATCCCACCAGAACTTGAAGATGCTAGAGGTAACGAGTCAGGTACAGTTTTAGTTAATGGAGTTCACGCAGTTGGAGATACAACGATTGCAGTTGATGGACATAACAATGATTCAACACATAAATTTAGGGCTGGAGATTTTATAAAGTTTGCAAGTCACTCTAAAGTTTATATGGTTGTTGCAGATGTAACTTCTTCTAGTAATGCTTCAACAGTTACAATAGAACCACCTTTACTTGTAGCACTAACAAACGATTCAATAGTTACTTATGACAATGTTCCTTTTACAGTAGCTTTAACTTCTGACATTCAAGAATTTGGAGTATCAGGTGCAGATAATGAAGGCAAATTATATTACGAGTACCAATTTGATGTTGAAGAAGCCTTATAGATGAAATATAAAGTAAAGTATTGGATTAGTGTTGATTTCTTGGCAGAAGAAATAATCGAAGCTGATGATTTTAATGCTCAATCTTTGAATCAAGGAAAGTATAGCGACCCATCTAAAAATGCTACTTATACTGTCAATGATGCAATAAAAATTAATAGAAGAACATTCGAGGAATATGACGAGAAGCCTGACAACAGCATTAAAGAACGAATTAGCGACAAATGATATTAGACCATTTCACCTTATTACACTTGGGTTTGGTACTCCTGTTAATATTACAGATAACTCATTTCCATTAACTTCTTCTATATCAGGTGGTTCAGTTACTTATGCAACAAGCGATTTTATATTAGGCTTTTCTAATTTTACAGAACAAGCAGATATAACAAAATCAAGTTTAACAATATCTTTATCAGGTGCAGATCAAACATTTATTTCAATTTGTTTAGGAGAGAATGTAGTCAATGATTCTGTAACTATTTTTAGAGGTTTATTAGCTGATGACAATTCTATTATTGCAGACCCTTTTCTTTTATATTCTGGCAACATAGAAAGTTTTAGTGTGAATGAATCTCAAAAAGATAGCACAGTTAATTTAGCAGTAGTATCTCATTGGGCAGACTTTGATAAAAAGAATGGTCGTAAAACAAACAACACATCACAACAAAGATTCTTTAGTGCAGATGTAGGAATGGATTTTAGTTCTGAAACAGTACAAGACATTAAATGGGGTAGAGAATAATGTTTAATTGGTTTGATAAATTATTAGTTAAAATAGCAAAAAAAATATTAAATAGGTATGCACCTAAAGGCGAATTTATTG